CAAAGTCATAGGTATTTTCAAGGTTGTACTTCCTGAACCATTTGAATATCTGTTCGTGCGGCAATTGCTCTAATTCATCCGGCGTTAATTTTCGATTTCCCGATGATCGGGCGAAGCCGTGAGCGTCCACCTGCCAGCGGCCTACAGAATAATCTTCCTTCGTTTTAACCACTGGCGTATCAGCGTAGGCGTTCGCTGTTTCTGTTGCTGGCTTACGGAATAGCAAAAGGTATTCCGGCATTCCTACGCCCATCTTAGTCCCGTCCTTGCACTGCTCTGTCCAGCCAAGGCGATACGTCTGATTGTTCTCCCGCACAACATCCGTGACGATGGTTTTCATGCCCATGTAAGCAAAGCCGTGCTTTAGGTAATGCTCTGTCGCTTTCATGTGCAGCGGGTAAACCGTCTGACAACCGAAGTCAGTCATTCCCATCGGCACAATGCGATCCTTAACGTGGACGGCGCATATGCGACCAGGCTGCAATACGCGGAACAGGTTTGGCGTGAGGTAGTCCATTTGCTCGAAAAAATGCTCGTTATGGTCTGTGTGACCAAAATCGGCATAATTCGGCGAGTATTCATACTGAGTTGAAAACGGGATGCTAGTCAGGATAAGCCCGACGCTATCTGATTCCATGCGGGCGCATTCTTTGATGCAATCCTCATGTACCGCCGTGAAGTTGCTCCCGGTAACAACCATTCTTTCCACGCCAAGTTTGCGCGTGAGAAAGTCCAGCTTCCCGGCATCCGACAAACCATACTCCCTGATTATTTCCGTCATTTTCCCCACCTGTTTAATGTGATTGCGCCATTTTTCTTCTAACACTGACCGCACTTGCCGCTCTGACTCTGTGTAAATAATGTCTATGACGCATTGCTTGTCTTGCAGGAATCGCTGTATGCGGTGAATAGCTTGAATGAAATCGTTGAACTTGAAACCGATGCCGAGAAATATCGCGTGGTGACAGTGGCGCTGGAAATTACAACCTGACCCCGCTATTGAAGGCTTGGCGGCAAGGTATTGAAATTCCCCGTTGCTGAAATCAATGATGGCTTTTTCTCTCGCCTCCAAATCCTGTGAGCCGTAGACGCTGACAGATGACGGTATTGCTTTTTCGATAGCGTAACGCTCGCGCTCCAGGTCGTGCCAGATCAGCCGATTGGCAAGCGGATCTTCTGCTATCAATTCCAGCATCTTATCTATGCGGTGCGGCAGGCTTTCGCGCTTCTCTCGCGATGATTCAACTACACCAATCGCGTGCTTTTTAAACATCATCAACTGGTTATTCCAGTCCTCGCCTGCGTGCTCGTGATCTGCCGGGATTTCGTGCCAGCGCACATCTAACTCAGGCATGGTGTAGCCTTCGTCGGAGCATCCTAAATCGGATGGCCGCTGGACGAACAAAGCCCACGACGCTACCCATAGCCAGAACTCCTGTTCCTTATGCGCGTGCAATGTGAGCTTGTCGGCCTTGGTAGAATCACGTTTGAAGAAGCGCGTTTTGGCTTGCCCTACGTCCATAATGCCGAGATAGGCGGCGTAGGCCAGAAGCTCAATGTATTCATTCGGTGAAGGCGTGGCCGTTGCCACAAAGCGATATTTAACGCCAGCCGTTCTAACCCGGCTGTGCATGTCGCGCTTATCGTCGCCCGCAAGCGTGGCCATGAATTCGCGGAATGTCTTAGTGCCTCCAAACCCTCGGAGAATAGATGCCTCATCCAGGCTAACAGCGCCAAACAGCGTCGGGTCCAGCTTGCCGTCTCGGATAGTTTCGTAGTTGGTAAGATGAATTTTACCCGGCTCAATTTCTTCTGCCCGCCGGATAAACTTTGTTTCAATGCCGAGCATTGCGGCATCGCGGGTAAACTCCTGTCGCACGCCTAACGGCAACACGATAAGGCCGTCGCAGCCATCGCGCAGCATACACAACCTGATAACTTCAAGCTGAATAACAGACTTCCCCAAACCAAACGCGGCAAAGATCGCGCGCAGACCACCCTGACAAGCCCACGCCACAATTAGCTTCTGGTGTTCCTTGAGAATCGGGTTGATATCATTCAAATCAATATCAAAACCCGTGCGATCAGCAACGCAAACTTTTGCTTTTAAAAAGTCTTCGTATTCTGGCTTTTCTTGATTTACTATATTCGCATTCACTGTGCTACCTCTCATAGTGCAGTTGATAGGGGGCTGGTAGTTTCCGCTGCCAGTCCCCGAACCTTACGCCCATCCCCGTACACTTTCAATCCCAAGTTCATCATTATTTTTCCGGCGTATCGCCATCGTCAGGAACTTGTTAGCGCACTTGCGGTTGCTTACGAACGTGCGAAGCGCCTGCCCTGACTTACCCTCCACATCCGGCCCGCGCCTGATAACGGCATCCTGAACCATAGCATTCAGCAGGTTAGCCGCGCTGATTGGCGATAGCCCGATAGCGGTTGCGGCGTCGTACTTCGTCACGCTGTCCTGCGTCTCAAACAGCTTTAGCACTGCCTGCCGCTGAACTGATCTTGGCTTGTGTTGTTTCATTGCTCTCTCCCTTAGTTACCCTGCGGCCTTTTCTTTGTGGTGATTGCAGGTCGCTGTCTTGTGAACCTTGAAACCGCCAAGGCCGCAGCGGATGTTTTTCTCATCGTGGTAAACTTGCCCCGCCCAATTTTCGACAGGCGTTAAATCAGACTCGTACCACTCGCAGTTACTGCACATCTTCAGCGTCCGTGTGTAACCCTGTGATTCTTTTGCTTCGCTTTGCTCGCTCATACCCTACTCCCTTAGTTACCCTTAAGCCGCTAGGCCATGAATTTTTATAACTTGTGTGTCCGTCTTGAGCGTCGAACCTCCAAGTATTGCATTTCCGCACGTCACAAGACCGTCCTCCTCGTCGATTGATGGAACGAACACCAGCACATCGAATCCAGCGTCACGCAAATCCTGCTCCGGTTTTGCGTAAGGCGTAAAGTGCTCATAACCGCCTACGGTTTTAATGTCGTTTTCAATGCAGGCATTATTATTGTGAATAGGGGTAATCTTGCACATGAACTTATTGGGGTCAAATAGCGCCCTAACTCTTTGCGCGTCGATTTCGTAATCAGTCGAGTACGCGAAATTCAGGCAGTATTTTCTGCTCACCGGCTCCGGCATCCGCGCCGCAATCTGAGAGAACTCTTGCAGCGTCAGCGACAAACCAGCAAACATATCATTGCGCTGATCTTCGCAGGTTGAATTGATGCTGAACTGTAATCCAGCCTGCCCGTTGTAGACTTCGTTTTTAATTTCGCACCACTCCATAATGCGCGCTTCCAATTGCTTGAACTTGCGCGGCAGCGACGTTGTCAAGACAGGGTGGATGGTTTCAATCCGCAAGCCTGTATCGGCGTAAATAGCCTTTTTGTTGGCGTAACACCACCGCGCAAACGCAAACACGTTGCTGTTGAAGATAGGGTCTCCCATTCGCGCAAAGTGGATGTTCAGACGCTCGGTATAAGCGGCGCCAGGAAATAACGCGATAGCAGTGTAAAGCTGCTGCTTCAAATCCTCCACTGTTGCGTTTCCGCGCCACTCGACTTTCGGCACATCGCAAAATGTGCATTTCATCGGGCAACCGTACTGCGTTGACAGGGTTACTACCCACTTCTCAGATAGCGGCATACACCATGTATTCGGCACTCCGTCCAATGGGCGCGAGTACCCAAGAAAGTCAGCCTTTACGTTGTAATGCTTCCCGTAATCACCAATTGACAGCGTTTCAAGCTGCCCTTTGCTGTACTGGTCTGTGAATAAATACCCTGTTGGCAATGTGTATGCTTTCATGTCTATACTCCCTTAGTTACCTTGCCCAACTAAAAACCGAATTGATCTTTCAATGCCCTGATCTTTTCCAGCCCTTCCGCGCAACGTTTTTCTTTTCCGGTGATATCTTCGATCATGTTGTCAGTGGGAAGGATTTTATGGCACTGCCTTTCCCAGTCAAAATTGGTTTTGCACAAGTCAAAAAACTGACCGGGATTAGGCGGGAAACTGCCGGGATGGTGTGACAGATTCCTGATTCCATTACCCAGCTCGTCGCCTGTAAGCTCGCGCAAGTTGTAAACCCAGGTTGCGGTAGGCTCAGCGCCAAATGTCCATGCTGCCCCGTAGTATTCACTGAGTCTCAACCACGCTTCCCAAATCGGACTGTCCGCCGGAATCTCGCAATCGCGCCCGCTCTCTTGCTGCGCGGACTTCATCAGCTTTCGTAGGTCGCCCCGTGTAGCCAGCTTGCCGAGAATTGTTTGTGGGGTTTTGAATTCCATTGCTGGCGCTCCTCTTGTGCCAAGTTGTTAATGCCGACTTCCAGCACTTCATTTTGTTTTTTCCTATTAACCATCCTTTAGACTCATAGAAAGCTATGAATGCCTCGGCGTCAATGTCGTACTGTTTGGATAGGCAGTGGTGCCTGACTTCGGTTAGGGAAGGTGGAGAAAAAGTCGATTTCCCTAAAGAAAGAGTATTGTTTAATTCTTTGTTTAATTCGGGTGCAGAATCTGCGGGGGGTAGTGCTGTTTTTTGCGGGGGTGCAGAATCTGCGGGGGGTGCAATTTTTGCGGGGGTATTGGCCTGATATTTGACGGTTCCAGATTGGCTGTTGCCGGCATTGACTAGCCAACCCTCACTGCAAAGCAGTTTCAGATAGCCCTGAACGCATCGCTCACTTAGGCCGCATTCACCTGCGATTCTAGCCACGCTTGGCCATGCCATGTCGTTCTGGTTATTCATGTAACGCCGCAGGCAACACGCTACCAATTTGGCAGACGCGGGCATATCGGTTTCCCAGATGGTATTTATCCAGTCTATGACTATGTTGCGCGGGGGGTGTTCCACTGATACTATCTTCCCATGATTGTTTGAGTCGCATCTACAATCTACTCCCGCCCTGCCGGTGAGTCAATAGCGGCAGTCCTCTCCCTTCTGTCGCGCAAACTAGGCATCTTCGGATGCCTTTTTTGTGCCTGAGTTAATCGCAAGCTGAATGAGTATGTCCCTGAACTCCAGTGGCGTAGCGTTTGCCTCTCGCTTCCCAAGGGTTGGTTTATTCGCCGCCTTGCCACGCTGGTCATGTTGTCCAATCTGATGCGTTCCTACAATCCTGTCCCATTTCAGCTCTATCGGCGGGTTTGCGCCAAAATAGTACAGCCATGTAGCTTTATTCGCTCGATGCCCGTAGGCGCTTTGCCATACTTCACAAACCCAGCCGCCATCGATGGTTAGCTGCCAACCCATTGTGTGAGGCTTCACAATCTCATGCGCAGCCCAAGCCCGTGTATTCGCAGGATGTTCAAGCACCCCACCATATCGCCTGACTGAATCAAGCGCAGACGAAAAGCAGCCACCATCATTACCCGGCTTGTTGTGGTCGCCACCCCATCTTGCGTAGTTCACAGCCGCCATTGCGCCCCATAATTGACACGGGGGATGAGCCACAACAGGGTAAGGGCCGGTATACAGTCGCGCATCACGATCTTGCGGCCACACATCGACATTCTGCAATTCCGAATAGCCCCCATCGGGCTGAACAAACAGAGCGGCTATCTCCCTTCGGTGGCGCAAACTAGCCCGCTTCGGTGGGCTTTTTTGTGAGTGCGATTCCAGGCTCACCCCTTCGCCCCTGTGTCCAGTGCGCGGGATCGCCAGCAGTCGCAATCTCCGAAATCGTCAGAAAACCACCTGAGACTCGCACACTCTTGGTCATGCGGCGCATCTGTTATCAGCGCCTCAAGGTGGGCGTAATCTTCATAGGCTACATACCCTCCATTTTCGTCCTCATCCCTGTGAGCAAACGAAACATAATTTCTGCTGGAGTAAAAGTCGTATCGCTTAACCATCACTTCCCCGCCTCCTTCGCGCACTCCCGCGCAATGATCACTCGGAGAAGCCCGGCTACGGTTACGCTCTGCTGTCGCGCCTTTTTCTCCAATTTAGCCTTTAATTTAGGGTTAATTGTGATGTGCAATGGTACGTCGCCTTTCATAAAATCACCTGTAAAATGAATGTTCTGACTCACTATAGTTGAAGCTATGGTTTCGGTCAACTACAAAAATTGTTGCGAAAATGTTTGACAGGCCATTGCAGCGCGTCTATATTCAATCCATCGGCAACACAACAACAGCAAGGGAGAAGGGAAATGGGCGACAGAGTATTAATTCAAGTCAAAGCGGGTACAGAGTTTTCTCCGGTTTGTTATTTGCACTGGAGCGGAGACTCAGCCCCGGCGCTTATACGCGAAACAGCGGATCTGATGAAAGGGCGCGATAACGATGTGGCTTATGCCTTTGCCCGATTGGTTGGCGTCTGCCACACCAGCACACCGGGGAATTTGAGCCTTGGTGTATGGAATGCCGACGCACTGCTGACAAGCGACGATTCGCACGGCGATGCGGGCGTTTACATCGTGGATTGCGACACGTGGGATGTTATAGCTATGGGTGGTTATGGCACAAGTTTCAATGCCAGAGCACCGGAGGCGGCAGCATGAATGCGGCGAAACTCGACAAGAGCGACAGGCTCCAGCGGGTCGATGCCCTTCTGCGATCAGGCAAGCAGTACAGCACCAAAGAGATTTCAAATCGCACGGACGTTTACGCAATCAACAGTGCGGTGGCTGAGCTGCGGGCCAATGGGCGGACGATAACCTGCAAGCGTTTTGGTAATGCGTGGTTTTACTGGATGGAGGTGTAATGTGAGCGAAATAATAGAGCGGCTTAGAAAACACTACACTGGCAGGCAGCGTAATGAGGTTGTAAACCCATGTATCACTGCCCGCGAAGCGATTGAAATAGCAAATCATATATCCGCGCTTGAGCAACCCTGTAATTGTGATTTAGTCGTGTCTCTGCGGAAAACAATCGACGACCTGAGGGCTGAGCTTTTGGAATTTGCCGAGGAGCCGCCGGAACATCTTGAAGATTGGCCTTTTTGCGAATGCGGCAATCCATTCCTCGGCAAGACTTATACACTGCCTGACGGCGACGGTCCAGTATGCGCCGATTGCTACGCTGCGGAGGTATTGTAATGGGCATTTACATACTGATATTCATCGCAGGCATATTCTTTGCAATGGCCTGCAACGAGCTGGCGAAAGCCTTGGGCCGGAAGATGGCAACAATGGAGGATTACCTGTGAGCAGGGTTATCAAGTTCAGGGCGTGGGACACAAGAAAAGCCATAATGCTTCCATCTTCTGGTGATGAGGAGATATTCATAGCTCTTGGCGGTGGTTCGTATTTACAGCACGGTGAAAGCCTGTTGCTGCCGCTGCAAGACGGATATTACAAGGTCATGCAGTTCGCCGGTCTGCGCGATGCTAACGGCGTGGAGATTTACGAGGGGGATATTGTGCGCTGGCTTGTGAATACCGACCACAGCGTGGATGCCCCTGTCGGCTTTGAAAGCGGCGCTTTTTATATGCTAGATGCCATAAATCAAGGCTACGGCAAGGTCTATAACGATTGGTTGCGCGGCGAATACACCGTACTTGGCAACATCTACGAAAACCCTGAACTACTGGAGACAAAACCATGAACGTATTTGGCGATAGATTTGATAATGCAGTATCAGCAGCAGCGGAAGCCACCCGTGACCGCGAGACTGAACAGGCGCACGGAGGCGAGGGCCGGGAGGAATGCGAGGCCGAGGCGTATGCTGACACGATTGGCAGGCTGCACCAGGCTTACGTGTTCGATGGAATGGTTGCAATGTACGTCAGCGGGCCGCACGGCAGCGGCATCCCTGAATTGCATGTGATGCCGGAATACTTTGATGAGCACTTTAGCGGGCGTGGCGGAATCGAGCACGAAAATTTACCGCAACAGTCTTGCATCCGCAAATCAGTGATGCACGATGGCGTCAAAATCTTCTGCTTGGAAAATGCCCAATTCGCTCCGGTGGCAGCATGAGACACACAGACAAAGATCAGATGACACGCGAGCAGGTTTGGGTGCTGACCGTTCTGACACTTGGGATGGCGGCGGCGACGATAGTTCTGATGGCGAGGGTATTGGGATGAAAATAACTGTGGAACTTGATTTAGACGCCACCTTTCACGAGCGCGACAACGGCGATTTGCTGCTGGAGGTGCTGACCTTCCCTGGCTGTAACCAAAATTTGCTGCCCTTCCTCTCCGTGAACGAGCAGCAACGCGCACAGGAAGCCCTGAGAGAGCAGTGCGACACAAAGCTGATGCTCGCATCACAGGAGGCGGCAGAGCGGCGCGAAATGGCAGGTGATGCAAGGCGCGAGCGGCTGCGCGATGACAGACTTTCCGGAGACGCGCTATGAGCAATGCAGTGGCAAAACAACCGTCAATCACCGACGAACTCGTAGCACTTGAGCCGCACTTTAACAAGCAGAACGCCTATGCGCTCAAGTTTGAAAGCGAGTGCCTTTTCGCAAAGCAGCAACTCCTGAAAAACGATTACACGCTGAGCGCCGCGCAGAATAACCCTGCTGCGCTCCGTGCTGCGATCCTGAACGTGGCGGCGATTGGTATCAGCCTTAACCCTGCGCTCGCTCATGCCTACCTTGTGCCTCGCTCACCGGCCAAAGGTCAGGCGGCGCAAGTGTGCCTCGATATCTCATTTCGAGGTCTGGTCAAGTTGGCCACTGATTCCGGTGCTATCAACTGGGCCAAGCCTGAATTGGTCTATGACGATGAAGATTGTGAATGGGTGAACATGGTCACGCTGCCCATTCACAAGATAAAACTGTCAGGTGGCAAACGCGCTGCCGGTAAAGTTGATGGATTAATCGGCGGCTACTGTATCGCCCAATTGAAAGATGGGTCTTACCTTGTTGACTTCATGCCGTTGGCAGATATCGAACAGGTGCGGGCAACGTCCAAGGCGGCAAACGGCCCGTGGAAGGACTGGCCGCTCGAAATGGTAAAAAAGACGCTGGTCAAGCGCGCCTCGAAATCATGGCCACAGAGCGGCGGGCGCGAGCGCCTAGACCGCGCCGTTGAAATCCTGAACGAGCACGAAGGGCTTGAGGATGCGCCCACAGTCGCCCGCCTGACTGACTATCTGCGCCCGACTCAGGAACAGACTGACACCTACCTGGAATTAGCCAAAGGTGACGCTGTTGATTTCTGGCTATGGTACAGGTCGCAGGATGAGCGACTCAAATCATCACTACCGGGCTGCGAGTTTGAGCGCGGAACCAAACAGAAAATGATGAAGTATTTCGAAGACCAACTGAAGCATGGGCGGCTCACTCTGGACGCATGGGTTATTGATCTGCGAGCACTCTGCGAGGCAGGCGACGATCACGGTACAGCGGAGTTTATTGCCGAGTTTGAAGGCGCGCAGAAAGATGCACTGCTGGATGCGCTGTCAACCGAACACAGGTATTACGTTAGCCAATTGGAGGTGGCAGCATGACCTACACCGACAAAGTAGCGCAGTACCTGAGAAGCGCCGCGCCCGGCAGAGCCTGTCAGGTGAGGTGTGCCGATATGCTTGGCATCAGCGAAAACACATTGCTGCGCCGACTCACTGAGGAGGGCGCAAGCTACAAAGCAATGGCAGACGCTGAGAAGCGCCGCAGGGCTATGGAAATCGTCGCAGCCAACCCAAAGGCTACAGGGTGGGACATTGCCATGCACTGTGGTTTAACGTGCTCACAGAGTGCTGTACGGGCTTTCCGGCGCTGGTTTGGGATGACCATCACTGATTACAAGAGGGTTTCGCATGAATAACAGCATCCACGCACCCGGCGCAAGTTGGGAGACGATACGGGCAGCAATGGCGCGGAGAGAGGCGCTTAAGCGGAAACCAGGGCCGAAGAAAGGGAGAAAGTAATGACAATACCGCATTTGAAAGAGCGCATAGAGTACGCCCGCGAGGAGTTGGCGTGGCTTGAGAGGGGAGCGAAGGAAGGCGAGGAGCCTTGGCGGGAGTGGCAATGCGCGAATGCCAACGCATCACTGCAAGGATGGGATATGTGCTCATGGGAACCGGAGTGGCACTACTACCTTTTATACCGCCGCCGCCCCAAGATGCTCCACGTCATCGACGCCAAGGGTGTCAGGCATGAGTTCCCGGTGCCGATGCGGGATGAGCCGCCGCTACAAACGATATACTGGTTTGTCGGGCTTGTTTCGGGGGGGATTGGCCGCGACAGTTGGGGTGGTCTGTTTTTTGAACACAACGCGCTTAAATCAGGACTCTGCCAAGCTACAGAGGAAGGCGCACAGCAGCAGCTCGCAGCACTGAGGGCTGTGTGCCTTGGGGGTAAGCAATGAGCGACGAGAAAATAATCACGCATCAGGACATTATCGACGGGCTGCACGAGGAGATAGAGGCGCTGCGGGCTGAAGATTTAAAGCGCGAGGCGTGGTATCAGGCAGCGGTAAAGCGCATCGCCGCACTGGAGAAGGTGGTGGAGGCTGCAAAAGAAATCCACGACGGCGACGTTGGCGTGACAGTAGCATACCCAGAGTGGAAGGCTTTAAACGACGCCCTGCGCTCTGCCGGGTACTTGGGAGGTGGGGAATGAACGACGACATTATCAATCTGGAAAGCAGGCTGGTTTTTAGGGATGTATCCAAACTGACAGCGGGCGGCATGTCAACTGCGGCAGCACTTGCTCATGCAGCGCACGAAGCAGCCGAGAGGAAAGCGAAAATGACCACAGGTTTTGCACAAGACGACTACATCCGCTCGCTGGAAGAACAAATAGCCACCCTCCAGTCCGAACTCGCCGCTGCCCGTGCGGAGCTTGCGAGGATGGAAAGCTCAATTCGTTGGGCGTTGGGCGAAACGAAGTTTAGACAACGGTGTAGTGGTGAAGGACAGTTTTGGTGGCGCACTGAATTACGGGAACGGTCCGGCATTAAGTATGTACCGCGCCCGTCAGAAAGCATTGCCCATAAGAGCGAGGAGGGTTAGGTGATACGAGCAAGATTCCATGTAAACGACGACGACTATCGCCCAGTCAATTGGCCGATAAAGCACCCGTACTGGTGCAGCGGCTATGGTGAGGATTATGCGGTAATAGTCGCTTATGCTGATGACGAGGCTGAAATCCTGACCAATTGGCCGGATGCCGTGGAGATTGAAAGCGAAGAGCGCGACACCTACACGTTCACTGACCGATTCCCTAAGCCGGAATGGTTTGAAGCACCCGCCGCTAGCGGGGAGGAGTGTAAATGATTGAGCTTAAATTGGTTAGGTCGTTTTCGGTTGGATTTACTATTTACTCACCAAAGGATAACGGCCTAGCGGTATCAATCGATTTCGCTTGTTTTAACCTACTTCTGCGTAACCGTGGCGGGTGGGGAATTGTGTTTACGAACTATTGGCGCTAGCGGGGAGGAGTAGAGAATGACACCAAAAGAAGCAGTAGAGTGTTTGTCGGCAGCATTCAAGGCTGACCCGGATTACGCGCACACATGGCACTGCAATATTGCTATGGCGGCAATAGATGCTGGTGCGCCACACAAGGAAGCCAACGAGCGAGCAGCGGACTTTATGTCTCGGGCGTTTGGCGTGGATACTACGCAAGGGGGTGAGGTGTGAGCGACAAATACTGGATAAAGTACATTGCCGACAACATCGAGGCCACTGGCATAAACTACGAAACGTACCTTGAACAGCGCATCGCCGCCCTTGAGGCGCAGGAGCTGGGCTTTGTCGCTACCATCGCGGAGCTGGAGGCGTGGCAATCAGACGCCAGAGAAGCACTACAGACAGCGATTGTGACTGGCGGCGATCAACTCGAAAAGATCGCGGAGTTGGAGGCAGAGGCGGGAGCCGAAAAGATACTCCGCAACTCTGATAAAAAATTGATTGCACGACTGATGGCTGAAACAGATCAGCAGTCGAAGCAGATAGCCTCCCTGCGCAAAGTGGTAGATCGCGAGCAGGCTGCTTACGACAAACTAAACAATGCTTTTATCAATCTGAATCTTGATTGTGACAAACTGCGCCAACAGGCGTCAAAACACAAGGCGCTATGCGACTCCATCGACAAATCAAACCTTGTCGTGGTCAACGAGGATGACGCGAGCCTGTGGTATTCCGGCACACACGCCGCCGACGACTGGCCCGAGGGCTTTTACTGCGAAAACCCAGTTGCAGCCGAAATCGACAGGCTGCGACGCGAAGCCGATGAAGCAGACACATTGATAGCAAAACAGCGTGAGCTACTGACTGGCGTGGCAAACGCTCTGCGCGGAGAACCTGATCAGCTGCACTCGCACTCTCATCACGACTTACCAGAGCGAGCATTAAAGATGCGACAACAGGTGGCGAGGATGCCGCACCCGCCAGCCGACAGCGGAGAAGCGAAATGACACCGAATGAATTTGAGTTTTGGCAGAAGGCTTATCTGGCGGCGCTGGCCAGATTGTCAACAAACCAATCGGGGACAATGTTGGAAGACACCGACTATGCGGCGACGGTGGCCCACGATTCTTTGAGCTACTACCGCTCCGCCAAAGCCACGGTAGTGAAGACTACCTATGCGACTGCGGATTAAGTTTATGGCAGGAACCACCGGGAGTCCGGTTGGGATTAGCAAGGAGTGACGCCCTGCCCTGCCACCCAACACCAGTTAGTAGCTCAATTGGCAGAGCAGCGGTCTCCAAAACCGCAGGTTGCAGGTTCGAGTCCTGCCTAGCTGGCCACCATTAACAGGAGGAGTTATGGACGCTGTTTCTGATTTGTTATTTATTGCGGCAGTAGGCGTGTTTGTATACGGCTTGGTCTGGTTTTTTAGCGTTGGCGTCTACCAATGAAGGATGCCTAGCCCTGCATCGCCCGAAGCATAAGCGCGTAATGAAGCGCACGTAGACGCTTCTTGATGCCTTCGGGTGTTGATGGGTTCCGGTATTCTGCATTATCAAGGAACTCCCCGGCAGCGACCTCCCATCGCCCGTTACGGACGTGCTCGCAGGCTTTCGGGGATAAGCCTAAATCGCCACGGTAGTCACTCTGCACCAACTCTGTTTTGAGATATGACGGGAATAACCGCCAATCAGGAAACCGTGCAGCACACCTATCAGCGTGGTGGTTAAATGAATCACGGAAGGGCTTATCAAGCCAAATACCCGTTTGTCCGACACCGGATGTTAGGATGCCTTTCGTGTCCTTGTATGGCTCTGTGGCATACCCTTCGACCATGACCACCCTGCGCTCCATATCGGTCAGCAGGATGCCCTCTTTGGCCTCCAGAGCGTCACAGGCTTGTTTGCCATGGAAGATTGTCATAGCTGCACCACCAATGCCGAAATAGCCCAAACAACTGAAATGATGATGACAGAGACTGCGGCGAGCACAATGAACGCTGCGGCTTTTGCGGTTCTCATGGCTTAGCCACGCCCTGCTGCTTTTCGTAGGTTCTTGCGGCGGTCAGTCCCAACATGCCCAACAGGATCGGCATCATTTCGCCCATCTGAAGAGGCACCATGTCCATGCGGGTATATGCCTCGATTACAGGCCCAAAAATCGGGATAACAAGAAAGTTCATCGCCATCGCTGCAACACATACCCACCCGCAACCGGGGCGCCAGCCGCCCACCCATAGCGAGCCTGTAGCCGCCTCAACCTTATTTAATTCGATTTGGGCCAATACCTCGGCGTGCGCGTGCTCTGCGGCCATCGTAGCGACCTTGTACGCGATTTCCGCTGCCTTATCCTTGTCGGTGATGGCCTCACTAATCAGACTTGTTACCGGGGCAATCAGAGCGCCTACAATGGATGTGAATGGGTTAGTCACTTATTCCTCCTCGGCCTGCGCTTCAACAGCGTCCTGAATCATTTCGTTGATCTGGAATAGATGCCGGTTCATTGACTCAAGCGCCAAGGCTATTCGATGCAAGCAGTCGAGCGCCTCAGCGTCCATTACGCACCGATTCGCTGCATGAATAGCTCACCATAAGCCATCGTGAACGAAGTCCCGCCATCGGTAGATTTGACGTACAGGCTCACCGTGTCACCGGCTGCGAGCGAAGCACAGCCACCGAAAGCAGTTACAAACTGCGATGGAATGCCTAATGATTCCGTAGCACTACCGGCCTCGCCGAACGGCGTCGCAGTGTTCTTGTACAGGTAAAATACCCATGTCTTGCTTGCGGTCCCGGTCCACCCGAAATGACAGCTAACCCGGTACGTCCCGGCACCACCGGCAGGCACGGTCAGCGTCCCCGCTGCATAGCTTGGGGTAATCAGGTTGCTTGAGCCGTTAGCGGTCCAACCCTCCACTACACGCGAAGGCGTGGACGTAACAGACGCATCTGCCGTGGCGTTTCCAGAGCTGTACAACTGCCCGTAAATATTGGCGTCCTCGACCCCGATATCGTCAATCGTCCATATCACCGCCCCGCTTGAGTCTTTGAGCACGAATTTGTAGTTAATCGCATCGCTGAGCCAGATCATTATCGTGTTGCCGCTGACTTCAGGCTCGCCCCTGGCATTCAGGGTGATAATCGAACCTGCGGAAGTTCCATCAATATCGCTGTACATCGGGGTAGCGGTAGTGGTCCCGGCAATGAATGCGGAGATAGTCCCGCTGTTCAGAGGAACGCCGTTGGCATCGACGTACTGAGGGACAAAGGTACTGGCTTGGCGGTAGGCCATGATTAAACTCCATAAATCAAGGACACTCCTTGGGAGTGTCCGTTATTTCAACAATTGGGGCGCTGTGCTATGGTTTGGCATGGATGGAATAATTCTACTTGTGCTAACCGTCAACGCATTTTTTACTGCTCTGTGCGCCTACTGTCTGTGTGTTGCGTTAACCAGAAACTCCACCCCAAACGATGACCAAACACGCTATTTACGAGTGGTTCACGTCATTCTGAAACACTTCATACGCATCGGCGGCTTTGCCTTTATTGCTTACTTGGTGTTTTTAGCGGTGGTTTTGTCGCCATCGCCTTAGCTGTCTGCTTTAACGGATTAAGCTGCGCAGATTCCGCAGACCGACTGCCAGCGTAACCGAGCACACGCTCTATTAACCCGCCGCTCCCGTCCAGCCTGTTCAGAATATCCCGCCGCAACTCATTAACAGCAAATCCTGTCGGCCCGCTACCAGACTGCACAGATCGCTGCGGCACTCTCAACCAGCCTATCTCGGTAATGTCCTCGATCATCTTTTGCTCTTGGGCAGAGAATAGACTGTTGTACTTTTTGGTAGCTTTCAGGTTGTTCAACCTGTTAGCAAAAAGCCTGCTGTTAAACAGAATCTGTCCTTTTTCACCTTTGCCCATTGTGGACGTTGCAGACTCTAGGGCATCGCGCAAAACATGCGCCTTAACATCATTCCACGCCTGTGCGCCGCCTTCGCCCGCATCTTCAAGCAAAAACTGTTTGAACTTCAGGAAATCATCATCTCGACCAGTCAGCAGTCGGGGCACAATCTTTTCCTCTGGAATTTTGTTGTTTAGTACGTCCTCAAGAAAACCGCCGTTCGTTGTATCCCTTGCGTCCCTGCGGCTGCGTTGTATTAGTGTTTTCAGGCGCACATTGGCAGCTCGAGCACCTTTAAAGGCATCAGGCCCAGCCGCCGCCGCTACATCCTCGTCTAGTGCTTCTTTCAGGTCTCGGATAACCATATTCCCGAAAGGTTGCTTTTTGTCGTATAGCTTATTGAGCGCCTGCCGAATGCCCTCGGCAGTTTCCACGTCAGTCAGGCGATCATCTGCCCACCCTTTGGACATAATGCCCCGATTCTTCAACTCTTGCCGGATAGACGAAATAATGCCGCCGCTTTTGGTTTCGTTGCCGATGTTCTCACGCAGCCTGTTTAACAAGTTGCTGTACCGCACATTTTTTTGCCCACTCAGGGACTCCCGCGCAGTTTTATAGGCGGCAGTTACCACGTCCTCGTATTCACCTGTGATGCTATCAACCACATTGAACACGTTGGCATTGGTTTCCTGCACATTGGTAGCGCGTGGCGCGATATCATCAATACCCTGCCTGACAGCACCAATCATTTGCTCGTCTTGCTCTGCGACCGTCTCCGCTAACTTGCCGGATTGTTTCACTCCATCCTGTAGCTGCCTGAAATCGTCGGTAGCCTGGGTAATATTTGCGCGAAGTGGCGTGACGCCTCGCTGCTTAAACAGGTTGTAACGTCGCATAGCCTCTGGGGATAGCGAGCCTTGTAGTTCGTCTATCGTCTGCGTAGCCTCATCTACCGCAATCCTGCCGCTGGCTACACCCTCCTCAACTGCATCAATAATATCGGGCTTTATCTGCCCTGTTTCGTCCAACAGGTTCGCCATGCCGCCCCGTTGGGCTATTTTGGTCTGTACATAGTTGCCGCCAAGCTGTAACGCTTTTTGCAAAACAGCACCAGCAGTCGCGCCGATTGCTGTATCTATCGCCAATCCTCCCGGCGTGGTTTCATTGCTATACCCCGCGCCGGATATACCACCAGCGACAGTCGCTCCCCTAAGCGAATTGAAAACAGGCGCAGCGGTAAGCCCGCCACCTAACACATTAAAAGCCAGTGCCTTGCCGGGATTTTCCTGCCGGTAGGCGTCATCCTGTGACCTCACAGTGTCTCTGATATCTGTGTAGGCTTCTCGCAGATCCACTCCTTGTGGGTCGCGGACCTTCGCAGCGAGCGCGGCAGCGGCAGAGCCTAGCTCATCCGCAAACCCTAACGACATACCTTGCAGGGTTTGTTTTATCGGGTTTGTATCGCTGCTGAACGGTATTTCACCGCGAAGGCTCGGTGGCACTCTATCTTCTGCGTTGGCGGGTTGCGTGGTTGATTGTGCGGACTGCACAGGCTTTGCGGTAGACAGGTCAAAGCCGCCCTTTTTTTGGCCTTGTACTGGTCTTGCTGTGGACAGGTCAAAAGCCATTATTGCTCCTCCACTGTCCCGTCAGGGTAGACTAATGCTTTATTGCCTTGTGCATCTTCCATCAGCGTGCCGGGGCCGCGCTCTCTCTTATCCTTCTGCATTTTGTTCCATGAAGCTACGGTATGCGGCTTGCCGTTTTCGTCCTCCATACCGAGATAAATCGCGGCTGACTCAAGATATCCAGCAAGTTTTGTCTGTGCGCCCTTCCTGTTAACCAGCCACTCACGCAACTGCGGAGGCTCCATGTTTGTAGGTAGCGCGGTAGCCATTGCTAAAGCCAGTTCGCCCTCGGACAAAGCTCCGAATGTAACAGAGCCAACAACGTCAAGACCCATGCGCCGACCTGCCGCATCAAGCTGCTTGGATGATTCACGAAGTGAAGGCAGGTATTGCATCAGTGTTCCTGTGCTAGCGCCCGCATCTATTGCGGCAATAGCATCATCAATCCCGGCAATAGTGCTTCTGGCTGCGTCTACACGGTCAAAGTATTTCTCTGATCGCGCAATAGCTGCCGCGCCTGCTGCTGTGGATGTGCTTTCTCTGAATTTTTGGTCAGGACGTTGTGAAGGCACCACGCCTGAACTGCCGGGGAACTCTACCCTGCCGCCAGCCCCTGTTGGATCGGCGATTGGCACAAGTTGATTGCTCCATGTTTTGGCTTGCGGGTCGAATACAGTGCCAAGGGTAAAAGCCTGCTCGCCCACCATAACAATGTTTGTGCTGCCTTTCTGCGCGTCACCTGTTGCGCCACCAGACCCCATCATTGCCTGCCTGAACTCTGGCGTGCCGGGCATGATGCCTGCCGCCTCAAGTTCTCGCATTTTATTGGTGGGAGCCTGCCCCATCACCGCCTGCTTGTACTCAGGCGAACCAGGGGCAATGCCTGCGGCTTCCAGTTCCTTCATTTTGTTGGTGCGCGGGTCTGTTACTGCCGTGCCGCCGCCATACGTCTGATAAGCCCGCTCGATTTCTTCCATCTCTGCGGCGACTGCTTCAATCTGTGCAGGGTCGCGGGATGACAGCGCGGATAGCCACTGCTGCGTGTGCTGGTTGTCCCCGCCCGCTTCCAGAATGCGCCGGTTGCGTTGCTCCATTCTCGAGATAGCGGTATTCAGGTCGCCCGATGCCAAGTCCCTGCGGATGTAGGAACCATCAATAGCAGCGTTTCTGAGTTGCTCAATGGCCTTTTCCTTGGATAGCGTGATTTTGCCCGCTTCCACTTCCATCTGCGCAGCCTGTTGGCGCATCGGTGCCATTTTGCGATCTTCAATCAGGCTCATTAACTGATTGCCCGCAACTGCGCCACCGGCAACATTGCGAGCAAGGTTCATCGGCTCGCCCATCAGGGGGATTAGTGCGTTACCTTGCATTAGAGTACCCTCGCATAATCAACGCGCAGCCAACCATCGGAGCCAACCACTACGGCGTCCTGATTAACCTCTTGCGCGATAACGCCGACTGTCGGCTGATTACCCGCAAGTGCCTTGCCTTCCGGCGTCCAATCCCATGTATAAACCGCATTGCCGCCTTCGGTGGTGCCGACGCGGTTAATATTGGTTTTCAGCCTCGCATCAGAGAAGCCCATCGACATAGAGGCATTTTGTGGCGCAGTGATTGCCCCGACTTGAGGCGTTGCCCCAGCAGCACCCGCGCCGCCGCCGTACATCCCCGCCGCCATACTAGCCAACTGAATCATGTTCCCGACACCCGCATCACGGGCGTTCTGTGCGCCTATCAATCCGGCAGCATTAGCAGCCGTGCCGCCTGTTCGCAGGTTGTTGATGTTGGCTACCGCATTACTTCCGAGAGTCGCTTGGTTGTTCACGGCGTTGAAGCCCATGTCTGCGAGTGAGCCGTAGCGGTTGAATCGGTTGTTGAGCGAGTTTTCATTAAACTGCGCGGTGTTCAACCCTCGGGTAAATGCGGAGTTTTTCAAGTCCTCGCCTAGCATGGCGTTCTCTCTAAAGAGGTCCATGAGGGCATTCCCACTTCCAAGTTTACCCCTTGCCGCGTTGTTGCTCATCACTTGGCGGGACATTGCTTTAGATGCGTCCTGAAAGCCCGGGACGTTCTGGTAAGGTGTGTTGGCGATGGTCATCAAGCCCGCGACAGAGTTCTGGTAACTGTTGTCAGCCGCGCCCGCCTGCATTCCTGCAAGCCCACCTTGTCCGACTGCTGCATACGGATCAAGCCTGCCGGAATAGTCGTTGTACATCCGCGAAGTCAGGTCTGCCCCTTCCTCGGCAGTCTGCTGCATCATGCGGCCAGCGTTCTTAGCGGCCCTCTGAGCACCCTTTCCGGTAATGCTGTCGCTTATGTCACTTAAAAAGCCCATTGGGTACTCCTAATCATATCGAAAGCACTTCGCGCACAGAGATGTTGCACAGCGTCCCGCTGAATGCGGTCCCGCCGTTGATCATTCTCACGCTGGTGATGGTCTGCGTGATGGTAATGTCCTCGCTCCAAACACCTACCGAGTCACGCACGGTAGCGTTATCGTTTGTGCCGCCTGTAAACTGGAAGCGGATATCTCCCGCTGTACGGGTTACGATTTGATAACAAACCCTGTACGTTTTCCCGGCGACAATGATGCTGCTGCTCGCTGCCTGCGTCAGCGCAGTGGAAACCGTCGCAGCGGTCAGGATAGACCCCGCAGACGACCATCCCGCGCCATTCGTCCAGCCGCCTGTTATGCCCCCGATAAAATTCGGGTTGCGTAGCAGTTCCGGCCCCAGGAATACCGCCCGGTCTAGGCGGTCCTGTAGTGCCGCGAAGCGACCTACATCCCCCGGCATCAGGTTACTTTAATCCCCGAAGCGGTGACGTAGCCCACGTTTGTCACGCCTGCGGCTACCGACAACGTGCCACCGGCAGGGATGATCTGCCCCAGCAGTCCGCTGATGATAGTTGTGCCATACAGTGAATCGACGATGCCTGCCGCAGTACACTGTTGCGCCCATATGGGCTTAACACCAGATGTCGAGCCGCCGGACGGCATAATCCAGAACGCCACCCACAATGGCGTTGTGGCGCTGACGGTCACAGTTATCTGGTTGATCTGCGTCGCGCCGCCAGTGGACGTGTACAAAAGGTCAACAGGGTCCCCGTCGTCGAACCCGACGTTGGTAATCTGGTCGTTTGATGCGATTGCTACGAGACTTACAGCCATGATACTAACTCCATATCGTTTACACGATTATCTAAATGCGCCAACTTGGCGCGGTCACTGTATAGCGCGGCTATCTCGACGCGCAGGTTTTG